TGATACCGCAGGTAATGTTACCGCCAACACGATTAATGCGGTACTGTTGCTCTGTCCTAAAGGAAAAAGGGGGGAGAAACAGGGCTATTGCGACAGGTGTTCGCAGAGCCGAAAGCCGTTCACGCTCTAAGCGTGGAATATTTGAGGACTTCAATAACAATAAAGCAAAGAAAATTGTATTAAATAACGACAACGATGACAAGCGTCGTTGGTATGAACGCTGTGAGAAACAGGCGAAAACGCTTGTTAATCCGATTGTCGATTGGCAAGACGAGGACGTGAAGAATTATGTTCAAAGTGAAAAGATAGAATTAAACCCGCTGTATTGCGAGGGGTTCAAACGTGTGGGTTGCGTTGGTTGTCCATTAACGAACAAAAAAAATAGATATACCGAATTTCGCAGGTATCCAACCTACGAAAAAGCATACATACAAGCATTTGACCGAATGCTTAAAACAAGAAAAGCAAACGGTAAAGAGGGAACATGGCAAACAGGATATGATGTGTTTAGGTGGTGGTTGGAGGAGGACTTCAACCAATACGAAATCGGAGAGGAATTTTATCAAAATGAGGAGTGATAACAGATGTCAAAAAAGAGAGTTAAAATCGGTGCAATGTACCGAGAATACGGGGAAATGGAGGGAGTGTTATGCCGTAATTGTTGCAACTTCACGACAATAGTTGTTGACGGAAAACGTCACTGCAAATGCAGGGCATACGGCATAACACATGACATTAATACGAATTGGAATAGTAGATACATGGCGTGTGGATTGTATAACACGCCGATAGACAATAAAAAGTACAAACCACTTGTGGAGGGATAGGACAGAATGGCAAGAAAAAAATATAGCGGCGGATTTGAGGAATACGAAAGCAAGTTAAAGCGTGTTATGGAACGTTTGGGAGTAAAGCAATATAAGTATGATTGGAGTAGAAATGAATGCTTTATTGAATTTACTTATAAAAATCAATATTACCGTTTTGAACATTCGCTTCATAAGGCGGCGGAACATAAACAGAATATACATTATTCATCGGACCTATTTGCACAATTAGTCAAAACATTAGAAGATATTGCCCGAATGGTTGAGCGTGGTATATATGATTTGTCTACTTGGATAGAGGGTATGAAAACCTTACCGCCCAAAAAACAAATTCCGCAGTGTTTTGTAACGTTGGGATTTGACAATATTCCATCAATGGACGAATTAAAAAATCGTTTTCATATGTTGGCGAAAGAAAGCCACCCCGATAGTGGCGGCAATTCTGAATTATTCTGTTTGTATAAATCCGCTTATGAAGAAGCAGAAAAGTATTTGATGGAAGAAAAGGAGTAGCAATATGAAAGCTGTACTAATTAGTATTAATCCTCTATGGTGTGAATTAATAGGCAATGGTGAAAAGACTGTTGAAGTAAGGAAAAATCGACCTAAGTTAAAAACACCATTTAAAGTATTTATATATTGCACTAAAGCAAAAACAGACGGCGAATATTTATGGACTGCAAAATCAACCACTATCGGCAAGATGGCAGACGTTGCAAACGGCAAAGTTATCTGTGAGTTTATATGCGATAAAATCACAGAGGAACTGCCAAGTCCAAGATATAAAAAATTGTTAAATGGTAGTTGCCTTGACAATAATACGTTGCTTAATTACGGTAAATTTGGAACATTGTATGGTTGGCACATATCTAATTTAAGGCTATATGATACCCTAAAAGAACTGAAAGAATTTTATAAAAAGTGTAAAGGCGGTTGCGGTAATGTGTGTAAGCATTGGCGGTACGTTAGAGTTAATGCCGATGAGTATGATATGGATTGCGATTGTGATGGATTAATTCCGATTACGAAACCGCCACAGAGTTGGTGTTATGTAGAATATTACGGAGCAAAAATGAGTAATGAGGGAGGAATAAGACAATGAAAAATAATAAATTAAAGCCGTGTCCATTCTGCGGCAGTGATAATATAGTCATTTATGATAAAAGTTTCAATAGTGGACCATACTATGATATTTTTTGCCGAGATTGTGAAGCGTCTGTACGTTTTGCTGATGAAAGCGAAACAGAAGAAGGTGCGGTGAATATGTGGAACACACGAATAGCACCGGAAAGCGAAGCAAATGTGTTTGATGAAAAAACGGTAACACAAAAATACAGTAACGGAATTATAACACTTAATGCGAAAATGTTTCCGCCTATAACACAGGAAACAATTGATAGGGAAATACGCAACTTCGAGCCGGTGAAAACGGCAGTAGAGAAGTTGTATAAGTATGAGCAAAAAGACATTCCGAAAGATATAGTATTTGACAAGGGGTGTCCTAATTGCGGCAACGATACAAATATATTGTTTGGCGATAAGCATTGCGTTGAATGCGGACAGAGATTGAAATGGAAACGATAAAATGAGAAAAAATATAAAGGTTTCAAGGGTAGCAGCTACAATAAAACGTTGCTGAAAATTATAAAAAGGCAATGACGAGCAAGTTGGAAATTGATTGAAAGTATTAGGAGGTACAGGAATGACAGTACAGGAATTATATGATTATTTAGAAGAATTAATCGAAGTTGTCAAGGAAGATTTTACACTGTCAGAGTAGGGGGTACAGGAGTGAACAGAAAGGAAACAACTGAATTTTTGAGTAATTTACTCATTGAAAGATTATCGGGCAGGGGTAAATACTACGCAAGCGAAGTTACACTTGATTATAGTGGTGGAAAAGGCGAAACAAAACGTGTTGATTTTATACAATTCGTGCCAAAAAATCAAAGCACGAGTGGAATTGAAAAAGGCGAGTTTGTTTTTTACGAAATCAAGAGTTGCAAGGCTGATTATCATAGCGGCAACGGCTTAAATTTTGGTGGTGACCGAAATTATGTTGTCACAACAATGGAAACATATAAACAAATTATGCGTGAAGTGCCATGGAGCGTAGGGGTATATGTGGCGTGTCCCGAGAGCAGAGAACCCACAGATGAGTTTGAAAGTCCGACACCAATAGATGATAAAACGGTAGATTGGACGTTGAAAATTACAACAGTGGCACACCCTATTGACCGTCAACGGTCAATGTCGCAGCTATTATTTTATATGCTGCGTTCAGGAAAGTGAGGGGAAATATAATGACGGTTTATGAGTTGTACGAGTATTTAGATAAATTAATTGAAGATGAAAAGGGCGATTATGAGGTGCTGACCGAAGATGGGTATTTACATATAATCGAAGAGCGGATAGAAATTGATACAGTCAAAGAGGAAATTAGATTATAAGTCAGAAAAGAGGAATAACGATGAATAAAAATTTTACGCCACCAAGTAAAAAAACTACGGAAACAGTTGAAAAAACATTAAGCATTGAACCGGACAGACATTTTGAAGTTGCATTACAAAGTGGTAATTGTTTAGACTTCAACGATGAGTGCAATTTTGTTAAGTTTGCAAGGGGATTAGCATTTTTTCAAAATCATCAAAATCAGAAAAAAGAAATCACATTAGCAATTATCCCAATAAACAATATTAATTATATTTTAAATAAAGAAAATTAAGCAATTATGTCAAAATAAACGAAAGTTAAATGCAGAAAAATACATAATGATAAACTAATGGAGGGATAAAAATGCTGAATAATGAAACAATCTATGAACTAACACAGGGCATTGAATTTATGGGGTATGAGCATATGATATTTTATTGCGAAAATGTGATAAAAACGAAATCAGAAAGAGATGTATACCGCAAGGCATTCTTTTATACGCTCGGGATTTTAGTAACCACAAGAACCAATATTGACAGTTTATATGATTTTCAATCAAACTGTCCAAAGTTAGACGGGTTCGGGCAAAAGTGGCAAACAGAACATACTCTTAAATTATGCCGATTAGCAATAAATTTGTATAATGGTTTTTGTCAAAATGGTACATCATGGGAAGATACGACAACCGATACTGACGGCAAATATACACCTTATGAACTATTCTCAATGCCGTTTGTGAAATATATGGTTGAAGCGATTAAAATTCGCTATCCTCAATACATGAAATGTTAGGAGGTTAAAGCACTATGAGAAAAAAGAATTTAACAAAAAAACAAAAAACATATATCGCATCGTGTGGACTTAAACCGAATAATTGGTACATAGAAACAGAAACAGAAGATGCTTATTACCTTGTCAGTAAGATAGGGCAGCATCGACTGATAAAGAAAACTGTAAATAAATAGCAACAAACATTGGTTTATAGTTGAGTTTCTTCTTATATAATAGATAAATTTTAAAAGTGTCCATTGTGGCACTTTTAAGGTTTATACAGAATATTAATAAATCAACGATACGGGCAGGTGGTACAAATGAAAAGAAAATATAAAGGCAAATATATTCAAAGAGAAAGAAGAATATATCACGGAGATTATTTAGACGTAAATATATTTCCTGTTTTTAAAAAGCCGGGCAAAAGAAAAAAGAAAACCAATCCATCATCAGAAATACAGAAAAAGTTAAATCAAACTTACAGAGAAAATAAAGTGACATATTTAATTAACAATAATTTCTCAAAGAAAGATTTAGAGATGGGATTGGGATTTGATGATGAACACCTACCTGAAACATATAAAGATGTACAGAAAGTTACTCGCAATTATATCAGACGTATAAAACATTACATATCAAAAAATGATTTACCCGAATTAAAATATTTGTATGTGATTGAACGTGGAGCAACCAACGGACGTTGGCACATACATATGATTTTAAGCGGCGGCATAGATAGAGATTTGTTGGAAGATATGTGGGGACAAGGATATTCACATACTTACAGATTGGAATTTGATGATAATGGGTTGAAAGGTTTGGCAAAGTATAAAGTTAAAGAGCCGACAACCGATGTTGAAGTTATAGACGAAAAAATACATAGATGGGCGGCAAGCAAGAATTTAAAAAAGCCGACCATTCCAAAAGACAGAGATGGATTTATCAGCAAAGATACAGTGAGAGATATTCGCAAAGGTGATATATGCGAAAGAGAGATAGAGCGTTTATATCCCGGATATACAATTACAGACATACGTCCATATTTGAATACAATAAATGCAGGTGAATATTTAACTATTCGCTTGCGAAAAACGAAGAATAGCAGAGTTACAAAGGAGGTATTTTATAAATGCAGAAAATAAAGGCAAGTGACATACCGTGTCCGACCGAAAGTCAAGAGCAACAAACATTGTTCGGATTTTGTTCGGTGGAGTTATCTCGTTATCCCGAATTGGAAATGTTGGCACATATTCCGAATGAGGGCAAGCGTACCAAGTCAACGGGTGGCAGATTAAAAAAAGAGGGATTGAGAAAAGGTTATCCTGATATTGTCTTGAATGTTTCAAGGCAGGATTATCACGGATTATTTTTAGAATTAAAGCGGAAACGGGGATATAAGGTAACTAAGGAACAGAAAGAGTGGATAATAAAGTTAAATCGTCAAGGAAATGCGGCGGCATTCTGTTACGGTTGGGAACAGGCGTGGGAATTTATATACGCCTATTTAACGTGCGATAAATCGGTAAACAGTGAAAATATAGTCAAGTCGTATATTTCAAAAAGTTTAAAGGTGGCGGCGGAATGATTGACAAAACAAAAATCTTCCCATTGCTTTTAATTATTCTTGACTTAGGTGCGGCGGTTATGTTCGTACCTCGTAAGGATTTGGGAAACATTATATATTGGTTAGCCGCAGCGATATTAAACATTGCTGTAACTTTTTTGATGTAGTAGGTTGAGGAGGTAGAGGAATGCAACAAGATAACATAAAGGACTTTGCGATTGCGGCATTCCGCTATCGAGGGCATTTAAACGACACAGATATATTATCGCTTGAAGAAGTCTATATTAATATGGCGGTAACGTCAACCATTCGCCATTTGGAGATAGAGCGAGATTATATTGCAATAGAGGGCGTTAAGCGTGTTTACTATCAGTTACCGTTGGGAAACTTGAAACGTGGATTGCTTACCGAAAATACAAAGCGTGTAGCAATAGATATGCACATAGAAGAACGAACTCTATGGCGACATCTCGCAAGAGCGAGGAATATATTTAATTGTTATTATGAAAAGTTTACTGACACAAAATTGTCAGGAGTAACTTAATTTTTTATTATATAATAGACCATGAACGATATGCCCGTATCGTTCATGGCTTTTTTCATTTGCGGCAGTGAAATTTCTCTGTTTCACTGCTGCGGCGAAAAAAAGTAGGTTCTTCCCGTGGGGGGCATACCCTGCGGGGCTAAAGAGGTCCGGAAATTGCCCCTTTTTTAAAAAAAATTTAAGGGGACTTCCTTCCGCTTTTGGATATTTTGAAAAAGATATAGAGAGCGAGGAAAAATTAAAAGTAAAAAACATGAAAAACAAGTATAAAAATTTTTAAAATTTGCGGTTTTCAAAATCACTAATTTAAAAATTTTAAGAAACAAAATTCATTACAAAAAGTTGATATAAAAAATCGGTTAAATTTTTGGAACATTAATTTGTAGAAATTTCAAAATTTAATTTTTTGCATTTAATAGGAATAAAAAAACCATGGAAGTAAATCAAAAACAGCTTGCGGCACTACTTGGAATTTCGTCACGACAGGTCAGAAATTTAAAAGAACAAGGATTATTTGAATTTGTTACCGACAGTCGAAAATATAACGCTGAAAAGTGTGTACAAGAGTACATAGATTTTAAGATAAAAGCGGAAGTCGGCAACGGGACAAATCTGCAAAAAGAAAAAGAGCAGGCAGAACACGAAAAATATAAAAAGGAAATCACAAAATTGAAGTTACGGAGGCTGCGAAAGGAAACGCATGAAGCAGGTGATGTAGAACAATTTTTGAATAATATGCTTATAGATTTCCGTAATCGTCTGTTATCAGTTCCGGCAAAAATAGCACCGATTGTTATAGGACAAACTGATATACATATAATCATTTCAGAATTGGAGAAAGAGTTGGAAATGACATTAGAGGAATTATCAAATTATGACCCTGATGTTATAAACGGAACAGAACCGATTGATTATGATGTCGAAACTGATGAAGAAGAATAATTTGTTGTAAAACAATTATTATATATAAAATTTTAGGAGGTTTAAGAAATGTCAAACGAAAAAAGTACAGATGAACAGAAAAAGATTGTCGAGGTTAAAAACGTGGCAACAGACACAAAGAAGGTAGTTGATATTATTATCCCAGAGGAAGAAGAAAAGGTCGATAATATTATCAAATTATCGCAGACATACAATTTTGAGGGAGAGCATATCAGCGAGGTTGATTTAACCAATCTTGAAAATTTAAACGCACTGCAAATGCAAGATATTGAAAAACTATATCGCAAAATTGCAAAATCGGCTTCTTCTACACCGGAATTAACGATAGAATATGCAATGGCAACGGCTTCAAAGCTAACGGATTTGCCATTGGAATTTTATCAAAGAATAAGCGGTAAGGATATAACCAAGATTAAAAATCGAATTATAAATTTTTTATACAGCGAGGATTAACAGCGGAAAATATCAGAAAATTATGCGTAAATTTAGGCATGGCAACAAACACATCAATAGAATTTATGTTTCAAAGACCGCAACAAGAATTATTGGATATAGCAGATGATTTGTCGGAAAGAGCCGAAAGGCTTGAACGACTACGAAAGCAAAGAAGATAGCGAGGGGCGGAATATGTCAAGTGAAAAATTGAGGTCAAGAGAAAAAACAAGAAAATTATTTATGAGGTGTATTCATAAATCATTATCTCGACCGGAAAGGCTGACAGTTTCGCAATGGGCGGAGAAATACCGTATATTGACGGATAACTCCGCTTTGCCGGGTCGTTGGAGTAATGCCATTACACCGTATTTGGTTGAAATAATGGACAGTTTCAATGACCCGTATATCCAAAATATTAATTTTGTGAAATCAACGCAAGTCGGCGGTACAGAAACATTAATTAATGCGACAGGGTGGATTATAACACAAAATCCATCGCCAACAATGATTGTGTATCCGAATGATGAATTAGCAAAAGACGTGTCGAACGACAAATTAAAACCGGCATACCAAAAAACGAGAGAAATCAAATCAAGATTTTTTCAAACAAAATCATCTGAAAAGAATTTGCGTTTCAGAGGTATGAATTTATATTTGCGTTCGGGTAATACTCCGGCCGCATTGGCTTCTAAAGCGATAAAATATTTGTTTTTTGATGAAATTGACAAAATGGCAGGTGCTACGAAAAAAGAAGCAAATCCATATAATTTGGCGGTAGAGAGAACTAAAACATATGGATATAGCAAAAAAATCTATACTTGTAGCACTCCAACGCTGAAATCTAATTATATTTGGAGATTTCATGAGAGAGCAGAAGCACAAAAATATTATTTCGTACCGTGTCCGCATTGCGGTGAAATGATAATTTTAAAATGGCAGCAGGTTCGTTTTCAGAATGATGAAGATAATAAAATGACGGTAGAAGAACGTGCAGAAACGGCAAGTTACTATTGTCAAGAATGCGGTGCAGAGATAACAGACAGTGAAAAACGTGCAATTATTCGCAAAGGCGAATGGAGAGATATGAAAAAAACGTGCGTAGGAAAACCAAAGAGCGTAAGTTTTCATATAAATGCGTTATATTCATTTTTTGTATCGTGGAAAGATATAGCACTTGAATTTTTGCGGAGTAAAGATGACCCGGAAGAATTACAGAATTTTATCAATTCGTGGTTGGCTGAACCGTGGGAAGATACTACGGTAAAGACAAGTGAAGAATTGGTTATGCAAAGACAGGCAGAAGAACCGCAAGGGGTAGTACCTGATTGGGCGGTAATGCTTACGGCAGGTGTGGACGTACAAGAAACATCAGTATATTATGACATTGTTGCTTGGGGTGCAGAGTGGACAAGTCAATCAATTATACATGGACAGTTATTATCATTGAACGATTTGGAAATGTATATGAATGCCGAGTATAAAAATTCTTCAGGCGAACAATTCTATGTTAATTTATGTTTAATAGACAGTGGCGACCAAACAACAGAGATATACGCATTTTGTTTGCGGCATGAGTGGGCGATACCCGTTAAGGGTGTAGATGGCGGTAACAATCATTATAGGGTAACAAAAATAAACCGTAAGGGTGCAGAATATGACGGGCAACAGTTGATATTGGTTGACGGTGGCAAGTACAAAGATATTATCGCAAGGCGATTGCAAAAAGAGAATGGTATTGGTTCTTGTATGGTTCATGCAGATTGTGATTTGGAATACGCAAAGCAATTAACAGCAGAGCATAAAGTGGCAGAGGGTTCAGGACAAAGGCGGCGATTAGTTTGGCGACCAAAAGTAAGTCACGGTGACAACCATTTTACGGATTGTAGAGTATATGCGTCAGCGGCGGCGGATATTTGCGGTGTAAGAACTATCGGATTGTATGATGCGAACGAAGATGCGGCGGAAGAAACACCACATAAAAAATCAAGTTGGATAAACGGATATTAGGAGGCGGAAAGATGTCAATATTGGATAGTATTCCTGATATATCATTCATTGGTGATATATCGGTTGAAAAATTAAAAGAGATTGGTATAAATGAATATAAATCCGCCTTGTCGGAAATCACAGGCGAAACAGTTACGCAAATAAGTGATGAAGATAAAGCAAAAATATATGCACAGGCACAGATTATGTATCAAGTAGCAGAGATTATTAATAATCGAGCAAGGCAAAATTCGTTGAAATATGCAAGCGGAGCATATCTTGACAATAAAGCAATAAGCCGATTATTACAACGAAAACAAGAAGAATATGCAGTGACAACAATACGATTTACATTATCGGCGGTCAGAGAAAATGTTATTGCTATTCCTGTCGGGACAAGAGTTACCGGAGAAAGCGGAAACGTTTATTTTGCAACAAGCGAATATGCGGAAATACTTCCGGGAAATTTGTATGTTGACGTTTTATGTACTGCAACAGACGGCGGCAGTGCTGCAAATAATTATGAAATCGGGGAACTTTCGACATTAGTAGACCCGATAGCATACATTGATAACGTAAAAAATATTGACAATCCGTTAGGCGGTGCAGATGTAGAAGATGATGATACACTTCGAGAACGTATATATAATTCACGTTATTTATACAGTACAACAGGTTCGGAGGGTGCATACATCTATTATGTCAAATCGTATTCTTCGTTGATTGATGATGTGGTTATTGATAATCCATCAGATGCGGAAATTGAAATTTATATATTGCTGAAAGACAGAGATTTAGCAACTGAAAGTTTTATTGAGGGACTTTCAGAATATATAAATAATCCCGATATAAAGGCAATCACAGACCATATAACAATAAAAAATGTGGAACGTGTTGAATATAGTATTGATGTTGAATATAGCATTTGTAATTCAGATATATCGGCATTAAATATTATACAACAAGATGTTAAAAGCAACATATACGAATATACAGAATGGCAAAGCCAAAAAATCGGCAGAGATATTGATATTCAAAAACTAATATCATATATCATTCAAGCAGGTGGACGAAAAATCAGAGTAAATTCTCCGTCTGTAAAAACCATAACAAATACGCAAATTGCGTACTGTACAGGTGTTAATATCACTTACAAAGGTACAGTTGAAGAATAGAATACAAACGGGCAACTTTTAGATTATGTTTATAATCTTTAATTTGCCTGTTTTTTTATGGAGGGGTATAAATGACAGATAAAGAGCAAGAATTGGTAGAGATAAAAAAGGCAATATCTAAAATTTTAAATGGCGGACAATCATATAGGATTGGAAACCGAACAATGACAAGAGCAGATTTAAAAACTCTGTACGATATGCAGACCAAAGTTGAGAACGAAATCGCCGAGAGTGAAAAAGGCGGCATACTCGGACGAAACGCATCGGCAGCGGTTTTTGATAGAAGGTAGAGAGATGTTATATACGACAAAACAAGGCGATACATGGGATAAAATCGCATATGAACAGTATAACAATGAAGAATTGATAAAGACGTTATTAACTGCAAATCCGCAGTATATTGACATAGCCGTTTTTGATTATGGTGTAGTTTTAGAAATACCGACTATATCAAAAACTGATGATGAAATATTCTTACCACCGTGGAGGAAAAATAATGAGTTATGATTTTGTAAATGCTCCTCGCAGAGCCTTGGCGAAAATTGAAATACAAGGTAGCACAGTGTGGGGCGGTATCAGTTCATACAACCGAGATTTAACATTTACAGAAGTCGCAAGCGGTGAAACCGACAGCTTGGATATAAAACTTCACGATTGCGATAACCATTGGTTAAATGATTGGTTAATCGATAAAGGTACACGACTTTTGGCAAGAATTGAATTGGAAAATTGGGATAAACAGAATGAATATCGCACAATAGATTGTGGTGAATTTATATGCGATAGCATAAAAGTAACAGGCTATCCGATAGAAGTTGTAATTCGTTCTATTTCAATTCCCATAAACGGTACGAAAAATACGAAAAAGTGGGAAAAAGTTTCAGTCAGTGCCATAGCACAAGATATATGCAACCATTTAGGGGTAGGTTTGGAGTATTATGCCGATAGCATTGTTATTAAATCTCAAACGCAATCGCAGCAGACAGATATAGATTTTTTATTTAAAGTATGTCAAGAGTATGGATTTGGAATGAAAGTGTATAAAAATAAAATCATTATTTTTGATAGGGCAAAACAAGACGAAGCGGAAAGTGTCGGCAGTTTTGAAGTGGGGGCTATTTCTGAAAGTTTTGAATTGTCCGACAATGAGGAGGGTTTTTATACCGGAGTGAAAATGAAGTATAAAAACGAGGGTGAAGATACTGAAAGGGAGTATATATACGGCGAAAAAGAAAAAATGCTGACACCAAGTACAACCGCATCGTCAATACAAGAGGCACAAATAAAAAGTAAAGCAGCGTTGTATAATGCAAATTCCACAGCTATTAAATTAAAAATGAACTGTATGGGAGGTACGCCGATATATCCCGGCTCAAATTATTATTTTTCAGGATTAGGAAAATATAGCGGGAAATATGGTGTAGACAAGGCAACACATTATATTGATGAAAATGATTTTTATACAATTTCGGTAGAGGCACACGCAATAAATCTTGAAAAAGACGATGCGGCGGCAGATTGAAAATGACGAGGAAAAGAAAACCGTAGGTAACTATGTTATGGGTTATATAGACGGTAAATATATGATAATTCGGAGGCGGAATATATGGGTTTTATAGAGAAAATCTCGCCCAAATGGGCGTATAAACGAGAGGCTTGGCGACAGGCGAATGAAATTCAAAAGAGAAATTATGATGCCGGAATGTATGACAGACAAAATCGAAATTGGTTTGCACATAATGAGAGTGGTGAACAAACCGATAAATATTTTAGAGGAACTGTACGTGCGAGGAGCAGAGACCTCGAACGAAATAGCGATTTAATGAATGCCAACATACACCCGTGGGTAAGGAATGTAGTCGGTAAGGGGTACACCCTTGAGGCTAAAACAGACGATGAGGAATTTAACGATAATATTGAAAAGCTATGGGTAAAATGGTGCAAAAAAGATAATTGTGACGTAACAGGTTCACAGTCATTTTGGGAAATGGCACGAATGGCAATCAGACGAAAACGTGTAGACGGCGGTATTTTGTTTATAAAATGCTATACAAGGGGCGGCATAGTTCCGTTTAAATTACAAGCGTTAGAGGTTGACGAATTGGACGAAGTTCAATCAAAACCGAATTATGAGGGCGATAAGGTCGTTGGCGGTATCGAATATAACAGCTATAACAAGGCTGTCGGATATTGGATAAAAGAATATGACATTGAGGGTTATTTAAAGCCTGTAAGTAGGTTTGTTGAAAGAAAAAACGTGATTTTTTATTTCTCTAAGACACGTCCATCTCAAATACGAGAAATGCCCGAAATGTCAGCGACAATCGGAAGAATAAAAGAAGTAAACGGCTATATCGAGGCGGCAACCATCAAAGAAAGAATTGCAGCTTGTCTATCGGTATTTATAAAAAAGGAATTGCCGACAGGCGGTATAGGTCGTACAAATACGGTAAAGGGAAATCGAAAGTATGATGATTTGGAACTGACACCGGGTTTAATTACTGATTTGAATGCAGGTGATGATATTCAGGTTGTAAATCCGGGCAATTCAGCTACAAACGGCAGTGATTTTATAAAAACTACGCAACGCTTAATTTCGGCAGGACAAGGCATAAGCTATGAGTCAACATCACGAGATTTAAGCAGTGCAAATTATTCATCTGCAAGGCAAGCGACAATCGAAGATGAAGAAACGTTCACACCCGAAGTTCAAAAATTGCAAGATGAATTTTTGGACGAAACGTACGAAACATTTGTTATATCGGCAGTTTTATCGGGTGCAATTCAATGCCCCGATTTTTGGACAAATAAAGAAAAATACTTAGAACACGAATGGAACAGAAAACCGAAAAAGTGGATAGACCCTCAAAAAGAGGCTAATGCAAATAAAATTGCTATCACAACGGGACAGAAAACTCTGAATGATATTTGGAGGGAAGATGGTAAAGACTTCAAAACTGTTCTTGACGATATGAAAAAAATTGAGGAATATGCAAATCAAATCGGACTTGATTTGAACTTTCCTTACTTGAAAGGAGGTGGGGAAAATGCAAAATGAAAGATTTAAGGGTATGCAAACCCGAGAAATGCAGCTAAGCGGAATTAGAGTGCTGAATGAAGATGATAGAACTGTTGAGTTATCTTTTTCTTCCGAAACACCTATTGAGCGTTGGGGAGCGTTTGAGGTTTTGTCGCATACCAAAAGTGCGGTACAGTTGAACAGAATATTGACAACAGGCTGTTTATTATATAACCATAACCGAGATACAGTTATCGGAAAGATATGCTCAGCTAAAGTCGAAAATAAGCGAGGTGTTGCGGTAGTTCAATTTGATGAAGATGAAAAAAGCGATATTATTTTTCAAAAAGTCAAAAATGGTTCATTGAGAGGTGTATCGGTGGGATATACAATTCAGGACTATAAAAAAGACGTAACCGGACAGGGTGAGGCACGACAAGTCACCTATACCGCAACAAAATGGGAACCGTATGAAATATCTATTGTTTCTGTTCCGGCAGACATATCTGTTGGAGTCGGGAGAAGTATGGAAGATGACATAACCCAAAAATCAAACATAAGAATGTTTGAAAACCAAATTAAACTAAATGAAAATTTATTAATGGAGGAGGCAAAATCAGATGCTTAAAAAGTTAATTGCGATGCAAAAAAGAATAATGGACACCGCTAAGGCGGAAAAAAGAGAACTAAATGAAGGCGAACAACGTGACTTTAATTTGTTGCAGAGTTTGATTGACAACATTCGTTCAGAAGAAAATAACGGCCAAGGAAACGCAAAACCAACAGAAAATCAAGGCGAACAACCAACAGAACCTGAAGGTGCAAGACAGTTTGATACCGGATATTCTGCTAATGATGCCGCACAAATCACATCATTGTGTAGAAGTTTTAACGTAGATGCCACGGAATATCTTCAAAAAGGTATGTCGTTAGATAGCGTAAGAGCGGCAATAATTGATGAATTGATGAACCGTCAAAAACCTGTAAGCAGTCATATACAGGTTACAGATGATGAGGGTGACAAATTCAGACGAGCAGCGACAGACGGTATTTTGTTGCGTTACGGAGTAAGTGTACAAAATCCGTCAGAGGGTTCAAACATTTACAACGGTGTAACAATCCGTGAAATTGCCATTGAGTGCTTGGAGCGTGAACACGGTGGACAAGATTTTAGACATATGAATATCGAAGATATTTATAGCCATTGTTATAGAGAATTTTATAATCCTACATCGGCATTCCCGTCAATACTTGACGATGTTGTAAAAAAATCATATGTTGCAGGATTACAGAAACAAAAGACACAGTTTGATAAATGGGTAGGCGTGGGTTCGTTACCGAACTTCAAAAAGACAACTAATCATGAATATTTAATGTCACTTGGCGGAGAACTTGAACAGGTCAAAGAAAACGGCGAATTGCCGGCATATACACCGGTTGATGTTCCAATGCCTGAACGTCAGCTAAAGACATATGGTCGTCAATTCACAATGACCCGTGAGGCGTTTATTAATGATGATATTGGACTATTGACAACAATGCCGCAAAGATATGCTGCTCTATCTGCAAATACTCAAAATAAACTTGTGTATCAAATCTTGACACAAAATAAGAAGATTTATGACGGTAAAGCATTATTCAGTGCCGAAAGAGGTAATACACTTCAAAAAGGTACAAAGCCAACGATAGAGTCTATCGAACGAATGATTTATCTGTTAGGAATGCAAAAAGACGAGGCAGGCGACCAACTTATGCTTATGCCGGATTTGTTTATTGTTCCGTTGGGTATGGGAACAGACCTAAGAACAATTCTATATTCACCTACTATACATACACCGGAAAACACACAAGCCGTAAATCCGTATTTGGGAATGAATTTCACTGTTGTTGAAGATACAACATTGAATGCACAGGTGAAAGCCGGAAATCCTGTACCTTGGTTTATGAGTGTCAAGGGCGAAACTATCCAAATTGATTATCTAAACGGTCAAAAAGAGGCTACAATCCGCAGGTCTGAACAGGCAGGTAAATTGGGATTTGTATGGGACGTATATCACGATTTCGGTATAACCGTAAAACACCCTCAAACAATAATCAGAAATCCGGGTGTAGAGATAGATATGAGTGAATAATCATGATAGGTTATTGGGGATATTTGCAGTTTGAAACCAATGACGATTGGTTACAGTATCCATCCAACATAGAACGTACCGTCAAGGGGCGGTACGCTACGTTCTATCCCGGTGACGGCAGCAGAGCAAAGCGACAATTCAAAGGAGCAGAAACAGGTACACTCACATTTACAATGTATTTAGACCAACGTTTCAACTCAAATCTGCGAGATTTGTTGGCGGAGATGGCAGATTGGGTTAATACAGGTGTAGCAGGTGAATTGGTTATAGGTAATCGTTCTTACGGATATAATATGTGGGTTTGTACCAAAATGGTTGAAAAGTTCAAAGAAGTAATACACGGCGGTATTATTACGAGAGCAGAAGTAGAAGTCACATTGGAGGAGTGCTGAATGTTCACTGTTGATTTATCTGTTGAAAAAAATCAAATGACATCTGATGAAGTGTCATTATTGCAAAAAAATATTGCATTTTGGTTAAACACCCCGAGGGGCAGTCTACCGCAAATGCGTGATTTCGGATTGAATTATGATGTTATAGACGAACCACTTCAAACATTTAAAATGAAAATAACTGTTGATACAATCAGCAAAGTGCGTGAGTTATACGGGGTGAAAATAAAAACAATCAATGTAACTGCCGATGAAAACGGCAAAGCAACTTTAAAAATAACGATATGAGGAGGAGTAAAAATGAAAGCTACATATGTGCAAAAAGGCGAAAATATCAATTATAAAAATCCGACAGAGGATAAAATAGCACTCGGCACACTGATTATAATTGGTGCGATATGTGCCGTTGCGGCGGATGATATTGAACCGGGCGAAATAGGAACTGTTGCAACCACAGGTTCTTGGAATATTCCAAAGGATAACACAGCAATAGAAATCGGTGAGAAAGTCTATTACGACAGTGAAAATGATGTTGCAACAAAGACCGCTAAAGACAATGTTATAGGTTATGCAGTCGAAAGTGCAGATGCCGAAAGTTCTACTGTAAAAGTTAAATTGAATGGTTGATAATATGGATTTCAAGGAAATATTGCAAGATGATATTAACAATGCGTTTTTGGATAGTTCGGAATTTGCAGAGGTACATAATGTAAACGGTCAAGAAGTTAATATTGTTATTGATGACAATGTGACTGACGGAACAGAAACAGGAATATACGGAATATCTCAAAAAATTGATGATGGATTGTACAAGGGCGATAAAGTCATTTATATCTCGACCGAGGATACCAAAAGACCTCCGCCCGGCAATATGTTAGTATTGGATAATATCAGATATACCATTGTTTCAACGACCGAACAATGCGGAATGTATATGGTCGTAATCAGGAAAATAGGCGTGAGGTAAAGACAATGGAAGTAGTAGTTCTTGTTGAAGTTGATGAGGCATTACAATATGCCCGTCAAAAGTTGGGTGCAATGCAAAAGAAAGCACCGCAAGCGGTGAGAACCGCATTGAATAAAACTGCACGAGAGGCAAAAAAACAAGATGAAAGAATAACCAAACAGACATATACCGCCAAGGGTGATATACATTCATTGCAATTCAAAAAGGCTACAACGGCTAATTTGCAAGCAATTTTAAAGGATAAGGGTTCTAATATATCAATGTCACATTTCAGAACGTATGTCGGCAAAAAAAGAATTTCTGCGGTGATTAATACAAAACACGGTAGAAGAAACCTCGGCAAATACGGGAATAAAGCATTTTTTTGGAATACGATTTTCGTTCGTGAGGGACAATCAAGATTGCCGATTGAAAAAATGGCATCTATATCATCTCCGGTTATGCACGGTAACGATAATACTTGGGGAACAATCGAAGATGATGTAAGAAGCAAGCTATACGAGAATATAGACAAGGAAATTGAAAGGATATTAGGATTATGACGGAAGTTGATTTGCAAAAAGAAATACGAAAAATTATAGTTCAAGAATTAATACCCGATATGAAAATTTTTGAGCCGAATACATTTAAAGGATTTCTTCAAGATATACCACTTGACCTTGGTTACGGTGATGAAACTGAAATTGTTGATAAAAACGTTCCGTGCTGCATTGTAAAAATAAATGCAGGGGAAATAAACGGAGCAAGTAAACCCGAAACAGTTACGGTTGAAATAATCATTGTAATAAAAGATGAAAGCGAAGATATGTCGGGTTATCAGACGTTGATGGTGGTTATCAATCGTATACGAGATTATTTTACTGCAAATGTTGGCATTCAAAACAAATATCGTATGAAATATCCGATAAAATGGGGTATTAATGATAATACAATAGCACCGTATTTTGTAGGTAATTTGATTACACAATGGGATATTGAGCGTATGCCATTTCATGACATTGCAAGGTTTTTGTAATAAGGAGGTTAAAACATGGCAAGAACGAAGAAAGCAGATACTGAAACGACTGTTCAAGAAACAGTATCAGAAGAAACAACAGAAGTTTCCGCTGTTGAAAATTCAAATAAAGTGGCGGAAAGTCAGGGCAAGCCTGAACAAAAAGACGGACAAAAAATATATATAGGAGTATCAGTACCGGGAATGAAATCGGGAACGGTATTCACAGGGAAAATTCCGAAAGTGATAGATGTAGATTTTGTGCGTGAATTATGTGTGCCAATAGAAAAGTTGAGTGAAACGCTGAAAAAGAAAGCTGTTACCGGAAGTCGTGTAGCATACTGCTATCAGCAATCGGCAAAGTTGGCACAACAACTAAAGAAATAGGAGGTTAAAATAATATGGCATATTTACACGGAGTATATCCGACAGAAAAAAGCGAAACGGCGGTATCACTATCGACCACTACACAAGTACAAGTGGTTATCGGTACAGCACCGATACATATGTTAGACAATCCGTCAGAGGCGGTTAATAAGCCTATACTTTGCGAAAGCAAAGAGGATTGCTATAAAAGGATTGGTTATTCAACCGATTTTTCAAAGTACACATTGTGTCAATCAATGTTTGCATCGTTCTTTAAAATAGGAGTTGCACCTGTTGTGTTTATAAATGTCTTAGACCCGGAAAAGCACAACAAAGAAGTAACGGACAAAGAATTTGTTGTACAGGATAATTCGATTTTGATTGACGATGCAGTTATTTTGTCAACGTTAAAACTAACGGCGGCAAGCAATACAATTTCTCACGAAGATTATGTGACCGAGTGGGTAGATGAAAAGCTATCGATTATTTTCAAGAATAAAATCGAGGGCAATGTTACGGCAACATACAAGAGCATTGCACCCGAAAAGGTTACAGAAAATGATATTATCGGTTCATATGATACTGAAACGGGAGTAAGAACGGGTACAGAGTTAATTAAAATGGTGTATCCGATGTATGGTGTAATTCCGTTTGTGCTTATTGCACCGGGTTGGACAGAAACAGATACCGTTGGTGCGGTTTTAGAACAGAAAACCGAAGAAATCAACGGCTGTTTCAAAGGCATTACCATTATAGATTTGGACAGTCAAACAAGCAAAACACGTTCAGCAGTTATAAAAGATAAACAAGCACGAACAGTAAATGCCAACACAATAGCCGTTTATCCAAAGATAAAAAAGGACGGATATGTATTATCATATTCTGCGTTGTTGGCTGCAATTATAATGAAACAGGCAACGGAAAATGAAGGCGTTTTCTGCAAGTCACCATCTAATATCAATATTGATATTGACGATTGTATCACCGCAGACGGTACAAGAGTTTTGTATGATGGCGAAGATGGAAACGAATTGAACGGTGAGGGTATTGTAACAATCATTGCCCGAAACGGTTGGTATACATGGGGTAATAATACGGCGGTATATCCCGAAATTACCGACACTAAAAGCCGTTGGATAATGGCACGTTTGGCATTTGCATTTGTTGAAAATGAATTTATAATGTCAAAAATTCAGACCATAGATACAGAATTGTCACCGAAAAACATTGAAAACGCAGTAACCGAAGAAAATATCAGACTTGCTGCATTAACGGCAGGCGGATATATTTTGGGCGGTAAGATGTTATACGACAAGGCAGATAATTCAAATGAGTCTATCCTAAACGGACAGTTTAAATTCAGAACGCAAATTGCTACAAACATTCCGACAGAATTTATAGAAAATACGTTTGAATTCGATGCGGAAACCGTGCAAAACGCAATATTAGGAGGTGAGCAGTAATGGCAACAACAACCATTCCAACACAAATTATTGATTTCAATATATATAACGGACAAAACAAATTAATGGGTACAGGTGATGAAGTTACTTTGCCGAAAATTGTCAGTAAAGCATATACGGCGGCATTGGCAGGGGGAGATATTGACCTGCCGGGTTTAACTACGGAAAATATGGAAATGGAAGTGCCGTTTAATGTATTTGACAAAGAGGCGGCAAGCACAATGAGCATTTCCAAGGTAAATACTTTAATAATTCGTAGTTGTCAGCAGAAAGCGGATACAAAGACACATAATCTGTCTTATGACGGATTAAAATTGACTATTCGTGGTTTTACAAAAGAAGTTGATTTAGGAACATTAAAACGTTCCGACAAGATGGACAGTAAAATCACAATGACACTAACGTACATAAAAATTGAGGATAGTTCAACGGTATTCCTTGAGATTGACAAATTCAACGGAACATTTATTGTCAACGGAAAAGATGTCAGAGAGGGAATAAACAAGTACCTATAATGATGCAACGATTGCGGAGGCTACTATGGGAAAAGAATTAGAATTGGCGATTAAAATCGGTGGTAAAATTGATAAGTCGTTAGGTTCGGCAATTAATGCAGCACAAAGTCAATTAAATACCATAAACAAGAGTTTAAACGGAGCAGGAATGGCGATAGCCGCAGGAGTGGCAACGGTAACGACCAAATTAGTAGTAGACAGTGTTAATACATATAAAGATTATCAATCAGCATTAAACAGTGCGGCGGCAACGGCAGGTGTAGAACGTAGTACAGCGGAATACGAAGCTATGGATAAGGCGGCACGAGAGGCAGGGCGTACAACCGTGAAAACGGCACAAGAAAGTGCAAATGCACTTGAATATATGGCACTTGCAGGATGGAGTGTTGAAGATAGTACAAAGGCGTTAATGCCCGTATTAAAACTATCTGCTGCAACAGGTGCTGACCTTGCGACTACTTCCGATTTGGTTACTGACAGTATGGCAAACCTCGGATTAGGTATTGGCGACTTAAACCATTATCTTGATGTGTCGGCAACAGCAAACAACAAATCAAATCAAACTGCTATGCAGTTACAAGAGGCGTATTTAGGTGTTGGTGGTGTACTAAAAAATCTAAATTCACCGATTGAGGAAAGTGCTGCGGTTTTGGGTGTATTGGCAAACAGAGGTACAAAGGGCAGTGAAGCAGGTACGGCGTTAAATGCAATTCTTGTTAATATGCAAAAACAAAGTGGTGATGCGTATGAAGCTATGTCAAAACTTGGTGTGTCAATGTATGACAGTAGCGGCAAAGCACGTTCAATTCTTGATGTATTCCAAGAAATATCAGATAAAACATCAGGAATGACAGAAGAAAATCGAAATTTGATGTATCAAATGATAGGTGGCAAATCACACTTGGACAGTTTTGCTAAAATTATGCAAGGTTTTACCACAGATACGGCAGACGGGCAAAAAGAAGTATACTCACTTGTAAATGCCTTTAAAGATTGTGACGGAGCATTAGACAAGCTATACGGTATAAAAACTGATACGCTTGAAGGTTCGTTAGCAACATTAAACAGTGCATATGATGATATGAAAATATCAATAGGTGAGTCAATCGCTCCAATACTGAAAAATTCAGTTGAGAATTTAACGGCGAAAATACCCGATATTCAAAATATTATCATAAATTCATTAGAGAAAATCATACCTGCGGCATCTAAAGTATTAGATTACGTTATTGATAATGCTGATAATATTATTTTAACAATAAAAAATATTGCCAAAGCGTTTGTGGGTTTTAAAATCGCAAGCGGAACAATTAGAGGTATCAATGATATTATAACGTTGTTTAAGGGATTATCTCAAATCAGTTCAAAGGTTGGACTTGCAAAAACCTTGAGCGGTGTTATCGGTTCACTTACGGGAATTTCAACTGCCGGAGGTACTGTGTCGGGAGTTATAACAGGTATTGCAGGTTCGTTTGCGGCAGCCGTTGGACCTGCAACATTAGCGGCGGCGGCAATCGTTGGATTTGCAGCAGCAGTAAACGCAATATATGAGCATAAAAGGAATTATGCAAACGGTATGAATGAGGCGGCAGACGGCATAGAAAAAGCATCTAATGCACTTGTAAAATATAACGACATAGCGGCGGAAGTTCCTCAACTAAGAGAAGTTATAAGCAATCCCGAAAGTTCAACGCAAGATGTAGAAAATGCAAAATCACGTTTGCAGGAAATTGCGGAAATGATTGAGCAAGAATATAATCTTAAGATTAATTGTGACACAACACAACTTGAAAAAGCAGTAGAGTTGGCACAAGAAGCAAGCAGAGCAGATTTCGTAAGTTCTGCATCTGAATATATGGACAAAGCATTCGAAATTGCAGGTGATTATAAAAATGGCAAAAATAGTATACCAACATTGGAAAATGACGTTACTAATCAAACCAATCGGCAACTTGAACTGTCAAGTTTATATGCACATGCAAAAAGTACACAAAGCAGAGAGCAGGCCGGACTTATTACAGCAGAACAATATGCAGCAGAAATGCAACAAATTAGAGCGGAGGCTAATGCACAAGGATATGCTATAACTTATGGAAAAAGTGCAACCGACAGCAATACGACAGCAAGCGAATTGATTAACAATTTGCAAGACTTTTCTGAAAATGCTCATTTCGCAGTGACCCGAGCAGAAACAGATTTAGCAAATGCACAAGCACAGATAAAGGAATATGAGGACAGTACGTTAAAAGCAGGTAACGCATTAAATTCAGTTTTAGCGAGTGATACGAATGCCGGAAATCTTGCCAATATAGATGCAGACATTTCGCAAATTCAATCATTAGGACAATCAATGGTTGATGCAGGAGCAAATACAGATAAATTAGCAACTCAATTTGCTGCTGCAAAAGCAGGTTATACCGACTTTGAAAAGGCAGTTGGTGAGGGCAAAACCGCAGAAATGGCACAAAATTTTCTAAGTTATAAAACCGCAATAGGTGACACTACTGAAAGTGCTGTTCAAGGTGCTGCATTAATTCAAAACGGCTTTGAGAATGTATCACAGGCAACAGCCAACGGAAATGATGCGATATTAGCTGTTATAAATAATATGAAGTCTATTGGTGACGTACAGGGACTATTTGACGGATTGGATAATAACGGTGTTGCAGCCAAACTAACGGATATGGCACACGCCATGAGTCTAATACCGGAAAACAAATCTATTTCGATAGATGCGAGCGGCAATTTCCAAGTCATTCAAGAGGCGGAAAATCAAATTGCAAGTTTGCAGTCACAGGGTAATGTAAATGTTTCTGTAAATGCGAACGGTGATTTATCGGTTATTAATACGGCAACGAATGATGCGGAAACTCTAAGTGCCATTGGAGCGGTATCGTTGCAGGTAAATGCAAGCGGTAATATTGATGTACTTGATAATGCACAGCAGAAACTTGCAACGGTTGACTCTAAGACCGGGCAAGTAACGTTAGGTGCAAATGATAATGCAACACCAACAATTCAGAATGTACAAAATTTGGCGAATACATTCGGTGCAATGCAAGTTAAACCGACATTATCAGCAACAGATAACGCAACTTCAACAATAAACAGTGTATCTCAAAAGTTATCTGCTCTGGACGGTAAAAAGGCAACTACAACGATTGTAACGAAATATAAAACGACCGGAACACCGCCGGGACACAGTGCGAGAGGTGCAAACAGTTGGCGAGGCGGTTTGACGTATGTCAACGACCAAATGGTTAATGACCCGAGAGAAGTTATTGAATACAGAGGTATGCGATATTGGTACGAGGGTGAGAATGTACTTGCCAACGTACCGAAAGGTGCAAGAATATATACGGCGGCGGAAAGTAAATCATTTATTGACGGTTCACACCGCAACGGCTTGGATAGAGTTCCGTTTGACGGATATATTGCAGAATTGCATAAAGATGAGCGTGTGCTTACGGCTGACGAGGCAGAGAATTACAGTGAAAACGGTTTATTCTCACAGGCGGTTGAACGTGTTAAGGCATATATGGGTGAAAGTAAATCTGACGGCGGCGGAAATAATTCATCAGATGACGGTAGACAGATAATTTTTTCACCACATATTGAAATTAGCGGCAACGGCGATAAAGAAACTGTTATGCAAGGAGTACGAATGACATTTTCAGAGTTCTGTTCAATGATGGAAGAATATGAACGGGACAGACGAAGAAAACAATTCTAAATGAAAGAGGTGGCAACCATGAACGGATATTATACAGGAAAAATATCAAGTATTGATAAACAAAACGGAAAGGTCAAGGTGACATTTCCGCAAGAAAGTGATGTAGTATCTTCGTGGTTGCCACTACTTGCATTTGAATATAATATGCCGGATATTGGCGATTTTGTTGCGGTTATTTTAGACGAAAATGATAACGGAATTTGCTTGGGAAAAATATATTCCAACAGTCAAAAACCATTTTCAACTGAAAAATATGCAAAGAAGATTGGAAATGTATCTATAATTCAAAAAAATAATGATTTTTCAATTAGATTTGATAATGACAGTTATATAAATTATATCAACGGAACAATTACCATAAAGGCTAAGAACGTTAAAATCGTACAGGACGAGGAATAAAAAATGATAAATGTAAGAGATGTTACAATAAGTGATTTGCTACCATACACAATGAAAACACCGAAAAATATCGCATTGTCAAAAGCATTTGGTGAAATGACAAGATATTTATATGATACTCTGCAATCTGTTGTATTTTGGGCGGATATAAAAACGGCAAGTGATATGTTATTAAATTCAATGGCGGCGGAAATTGATTGTCCGTTTTATGAAAACGGTATGAGCATTGAACAAAAACGTGAATTAATTGCGGTGAGCGATATATATAACAGTCGAACGGGAACAACATCAGCTGTTGATAAGTTAATTGCCGCCGCATTTAAAAACGGAAATATTCAAGAATGGTACGAATACGGCGGAAATCCGTATTGTTTTAAAATCAATATGGACAGTGAGTTGAGTAAATCTGAAATGAATGATTTCAACTATTTTTTCTCAATGTTGCGAAAGATAAAAAATGCACGGTCAAAGTTGGAGGTAATAAATATATCAAAAGATTTACCTACTTCTGATTTGTACAGTGCAGGTGTCATTACATATATTTGTGAAGATGTTACCGTCAAAGCTGATACTACATCTGAAAATGCTATTGCATATTCAGTAGCTAATATTGGCGTATATATTTCGGACGTTGAGCAAGGAAGAAAATATCCGGCACAAAGATATAATACATATGACGATATTAAAAACATTACAAATGAGCAGATAAAGGACAAAACATTTGCAGAGTTACTATATAAGGAGGATTAATTAACATGGCTAATATACCGACAATAGATACCGTAAAATTAACGGCGAAAGGTTTGCGACTGTTGGCAAAAGTACAATCGGGAGCAACAATGTATTTTGTGAGAGCGGCAATCGGTGACGGATTTATGCAAGACGGGCAAGATGTCGCTGATTTGACAGAAATGGTTCACGAAGTACCATCACACCAAACAGGAACAACCGCAACATCAGCTACTGTTGATTTGACGAAAGCAGTGGTTGAAAAGGACGGAACTGTTTCAGTGCGTGTGAAAATAAAAAACGGTGATACCGCATTTTATATGCGTGAATTAGGTATTATCGCAAAGGACCCTGACGAGGGAGAAATATTGTACGCATATATTAATTTTGGTGATGGTGCGAGTGCTATGCCGGCATTTGACGGAAGTACATATATTGTGCGAAATATTCAAATGTCTTTTATTGTTTCAAATGCTGCAAACGTTGAGGCAAATATAACATTAGCTGCGGAAGTGTCGTATGACGATTTTATGGCACATAAAAATGCAAATGTTTTAGACCACCCGGACGGTTGTGTTACATCAGAAAAACTTGCTGACAGTTCAGTTACGGGTACAAAAATCAAAGATAGTGCGATAACATTGGCAAAATTAAATAATGATGTTCAAACAAAATTTGATGGATTGGAAAAAGCAATTCAAAAAATCAATTCAACCAAAAAAATTGATTTGGAATATTCGATAGATCAGGGACATGATGGTTATAATATCGTGGTAAAACCTAAAGTGAATTATATCGCAAGAAAAGATGTATCAGGTACTGCAACATATCCTTTGCAATCAATAGATAAATGCTATATGTATATATGTTATAACTATGACAGTAACAATATATCGTTGATATGTGGCACAACAGTGTCTGGCAGAGGACCACAACCACCGGACAATTATATTTTTTCTGCTGA